ATGGCGAAAAGGAAAATTATACTTTACAACACTTTAGAGAACGTATAAATATTTACAATAGTGAAGATTTTGACTATGAAATTCACAATATAGAATTGGAGAGAAATGGACAAAGTAAAAGCTAACATAAAAATAATCAAACTAATAAATGGTGATGATGTTGTTGCACATATGCCAATAGGTGAGAAACAACTACCAGATAAATCTCCTTTGCTTAGAATAGCAAAACCATTACAGATTAAATATATCCCACAAATGACCCCTACAGGCATAAGAGATTATATTGCTCTTATTAAATGGGTTAACTATACACCAGATAAATTAATAACTATACCGAAAGATAAGATAATGACTATAACTATGGCGTCGGAAGATATGACTAAAAACTATGCCAATTTAGCAAATGATTATGACAGATTGGATCAACCGAAAAAGGCCAAAAAGGGTGACTTTATACAAGAACAAATCTCGCAAGAAGATAATGAATTGTTGAACGAAATATTTAAGGATAAATTAACGAAGAGAACTCTCCACTAGTTACTAAAGCGTTCTCCACCAGACTACATAGTCTATTATATACAAAAAACGTGAAAAGTCAAGTGCCATTCAAATCTAAAAAACTCGCTCATATTGCTAAGCAATGGCAGATAGGAGAAATTATTCCTGTCAAAAAATTATCTAAAGCAATCAAAAGATTATTACGTCCTAGCATTGACAAAGGGAGTAAATTGTAGTAATATGTAATCATTATGCCAGGAATTAGAATTAAAAAAAAACCAGAACATTATGTAAATAATAAAGAATTTTTTGCCGCTATGGTGGACTATAAAAAGTCTGTTAATAAAGCAAAAAGAGAAAAGCAAAATAAACCACCAGTACCAGACTACGTTGGTGAGTGTTTTTTAAAGATAGCGAATCATTTATCCTTTAGACCAAATTTTATAAACTATACTTATCGGGACGATATGATAAGTGATGGTATTGAAAACTGTTTACAGTATCTTGATAACTTCAATCCTAAAAAAACTAATAATCCTTTTGCTTATTTCACACAAATTATCTATTATGCTTTTGTACGGAGAATACAGAAAGAGAAAAAACAAACAACTATTAAACACCGTATGATTCAAAACGCAAACTATGATGATATGACTTTGCAACCAGGAGAAGATGGAGAATTCAAAAATCAATTTACAGAATTTCTACGTAAGAATATACCAGCGGAAGAACCAGTTAAGAAAACAACACCTAAAAAGAAAAAGAAAATAGTTAAGAAGAAAAAATAATTATTATGAAGAGTGATAAGATTTTAATAGTCGGCGGAGGTTCTGCTGGCTGGATGACTGCTGCTACTTTAATTAAAGCATTTCCAAATAAAGATATAACAGTAATAGAATCACCAAATATACCAACTGTTGGTGTTGGTGAAAGTACAATATCAAAAGTTAAACAATGGACAAAATTTTTGGGCATTGATGATAAAGAATTTTTAAAACATACAGATGGCACTATTAAGTTTAGTATTAAGTTTACAGACTTTAATGGAAAAGACGAGGCGGCATTTCATTATCCTTTTGGTCCAATTAGAACAGACGGAACTCAATTAAATTATAATGACTGGTGGATGAAAAAAGAATTTTATCCAGAAACACCTGTTTCAGATTATGCTGATAGTTTTGCTCCTAATATGGCATTAGTTAATCAAGGTAAAGGTGCTTTCAACTTTCACGGTTTTGAACTTGACCGAGATTCTGCTTATCAGTTTGACGCAACTAAATTTGGTATATGGTTAAGAGACCATTATTGTTTACCAAGAGGTGTTAAACATATACAAGAAGATATTATTGATGTGCCTACAGATGAGAATGGTATCAAGTGTGTAGTTACAAAAACATATAGTTACTATGCAGATTTATTTGTTGATTGTACAGGTTTTAAATCAATGCTTTTAGGTGGTGCATTAAAAGAACCTTTTGAAACTATAAAAAATCTACCAAACAATAAAGCGTGGGCAACTAAAATTCCTTATGTTGATAAAGAAAAAGAAGTAGAGTGTTTTACCAATTGCACAGCAATAGAGAACGGTTGGGTGTGGAACATACCATTATGGAGTAGAGTTGGTACAGGTTATGTTTATTCAGATAAATTTGTAGATGATGAAACTGCTTTAAAAGAATTTAAAAATCATTTAGCAAAAGTACGACCTGGATTTAATACAGAAGAACACGAATTTAGAAACATTAAAATGAAAACTGGTATACACGAAAGATTATTTGTTAAAAATGTTGTTGCTATAGGACTATCTGCTGGATTTATTGAACCATTAGAGAGTAATGGTTTGTTTTCAGTACACGAATTTTTAATGATGTTAGTAAGAAATTTAAGAAGAGGTGAAATTACACGTTGGGATAAAGATAACTTTACGTTTGCTTGTAAATCTATCTTTAAAGGATTTGAGGAATTTGTTGGTTTGCATTATGCATTATCAACAAGAAATGATACACCATATTGGAAAGCAAATAATGAAAAAGTATGGGAAGAAAGTTTATATACTTTTAAACCTAAAATTATGTTAGGATATTTACAAGCTGCTTTACAAAGAAATATGGCGTCGGAGTTTCCTGTTGATCCTACAGATAGACCAGGTAAATATGGATTGCATTATATAGCAGCTGGTTTAAATTGGTGCCCAATGGATTTACCTAACTTAATAAATCTAACACATAAGAGTGAACAAGAAATAAGAGAACGTATGGAACCATTTATAAAGAAATTAGATGAACGCAAACAACAATGGAATAAAGAAGTTGAAAAGTTTCCAAGTTATCACGATTTTATACAGGAGAATTATTACAAGTGAAAATAGCATTATTAAATGATACACACTTTGGATGTAGAAATGATAGTCCTCATTTTGTACAGTATCAAGAACGATTTTATGATGAAGTCTTTTTTCCATATTTAAAAGAACATAATATTAAGACATTAATACATTTAGGTGACGTAGTTGATAGACGTAAATTTATAAACTATAAGACTGCTAATTTTTTTCGCCAAAAGTTTATGAAAAGACTTTGGGAAGAAAAGGTTGATACACATATTATATTAGGTAACCACGATACTTATTATAAGAATACAAATAAAGTAAATGCAATTACTGAATTATGTACAACGTATGATGGTCAAAATGAACCTTGGATATATGCAAGTCCAAAAGAAGTTACCTTTGATGGATTGCCTATATTGTTTATGCCTTGGATATGTGATGATACATATGAAGAGTCTTTATATGCTATTGAAAATTCAAATGCGGAAATATGTATGGGGCATTTAGAAATTAGAGGATTTGAAATGCATAGAGGACATATGAACGAACAAGGTTTAGATAAATCAATGTTTCATAGATTTGAAAAAGTTTTATCAGGACACTTTCATAAGAAATCAGATGATGGTCGTATATATTATTTAGGAACACAATATGAAATTACTTGGAACGATTATAAAGACCCTAAAGGTTTCCATATTTTTGATACAGATACTAGAGAGTTAACTAGGGTTCCTAATCCAATAAGAATCTTTAAAAAGATAGTGTATGATGATACACAACACGATTATAATACATTAGACATATCAAGATTTGATAATAGTTATATCAAACTGTTTATATCTCAAAAAACAGATGAAGATATGTATGATAGGTTTATCAATAGGTTGTATAGTACATTAAACATATACGAACTAAATATATTTGAGGATACTAGTGATGTAACTGCTAGTGTAAAAGAAGACTTAATAGAACAAGGTGAAGATACACTTACATTTTTGGGTAAATATATAGACCAACTTGATACGGACCTTGACAAAAATAAATTAAAAGAGTATACTAAAGAACTATACGGAGAGGTGAATCAATGAGTTTAGATGAAAAGAAAATGAAAGATATGGTAGATTCCATTAATAAAGAACAATTCCAAGGTAATAGTGACCAATATTCATATAACTTTGACAACAATAAAAATTATGATCCAAATGATCCAATACCTACAAGAATTGAAACACAAGGACATTTAAATTTTGGTCCATATGTTGCTTATTTTAAAGTACATCAAGCATTATTAGATGGACTTTTACAAAGAGGTAACAATCTAACACAAGGTACAAGTAATAGTAGATTAGCAGGATTATTAAGTGACCAAAGAGCTTATAGTAATGAAGATAAAGATTGGTACATAAGACACTTTCAACCATACATAGATGAATATGTTGAAGGACATTGTAGATTTGTTGGTGCCCAATATGATGAAGCACAATTTTCAAAATCATATACGTTAATGGATTTATGGATTAATTATATGAAAGAACGTGAATATAATCCTCAACACTCTCACGGTGGACAATTTTCTTGGGTTATATATTTAAAAACACCAGACATAAGAGAAGAAAGAAAAGCATTTAGAGGAACTGGTTTAGGTCCTGGAGTTATAGGTTTTCATTATGGTGAAAATACAGCACCAAAATGGGCAGAACACACATACAAATACGAACCAATAGTAGGATATATGTGGATATTTCCTGCTCAATTAAGACACGAAGTATTACCTTATACAACTAAAGGAGAAAGAATAAGTGTGTCTGGAAATTGTTATATGAATCCACCTAATCAACAAACAAAGTTTTTAAAAACTGGTAATGAACCGTATGTTGGATTAGGACGCAAAGGTAAAATAACTGGAGATTATGTCGGATTAGGCAAAGATAGAAAATAATTTTTAGTTTTATATTATGATACAGTTTAAGAGAATATCTTATAAGAATTTTTTATCTACAGGTAATGTACCAATAGAAGTAGATTTAAGAAAATCACAATTAACATTAGTCATAGGAGCAAACGGAAGTGGTAAGTCTACTTTGTTAGACGCATTATGTTTTGCTTTATTCAATAGACCATTTCGTATTATTAAAAAAGACCAAATGGTTAATACTATTAACAATGGTGGTTGTGAGGTTGAATTAGAATTTAATGTAGGACCAAAAGAGTATAAAGTTATAAGAGGTGTTAAACCAAACATCTTTGAAATACATTGTGATGGACAATTAATGAGTCAAGACGCAAGCGCAATTGATTATCAAAAGTATCTTGAAAGTAATATTATGAGGTGCAATTATAGGTCGTTTTGTCAAGTAGTATTATTAGGGTCTTCTTCTTATATGCCATTTATGAAAATGAGAGCAAGTTTCAGAAGAGAGGTCGTTGAAGAGATTTTAGACATAAGAGCATTTAGTAGAATGGATACTATATTGAGTGGTCAACAAAGAGATTTACAGAATAAAATAACAGAAACAAGACATCAATGTGAGTTAATTGAAACCAAGTATCAGACTGAAGCAAAGTACCTGGATACTCTTCTCCACAAGGATATAGACGTCCAAACGCATAAAAATAGGGTGCTTGAGAAGAATACCAAGGATAGACTAGAATATGAGAACAAGGTATCACTACTCAATAAAGAGATAGATTCAGCTAAAGAGTGTGTAAAAGATAGAGATATAGTTGATGATAAATCAAAAAAATTAACCAAGATAGAAGCGAAGATTGAACAGAATTTAGAAAGACATAAGACCTCTTTAAAATTTTTTGAAGAAAATGATGTGTGTCCAACTTGTACTCAACCATTATCTACAGAATTTAAACATCAAAAATGTGATGAAGAAAAGAATAAGATTAATACATTACAAGATGGTATGGAAAAGTTATTAAAAGAACTTGTAAGTATGGGTGAGAAAACAAAAGAATATGACGCAGTAGCAGATAAGATTTATAATTTAAATGTTGATTTATCAAAAGTAAATACATCACTAGAAGGTCTTAAAAATCAAAGTGATAATATAGAAGAAGATTTAAAAGTCTTTCAGAATAAAGATGAAGATATAGCAAATATTAGAAAACAATTAGATGAAATGAAAGACCAATTAAGACATTGTAAAATAGAATTAGATAAAATTGTTGAAGAGAAAATGTATCAAGATGTATTAAGACAAGTATTAAATGACAAAGGTGCTAAGGCACAAATTATTAAGAAGTATATACCTATAATGAATCAATTGATTAATAAGTATCTACAAGCAATGGAGTTTTATGTATCATTTCATTTAGATGAAGAGTTTAATGAAACAGTTAAGAGTAGATATAGAGATACATTTAATTATAATAACTTCAGCGAAGGTGAGAAAATGAGAATAGATTTAGCATTGTTATTTACTTGGAGAGATATAGCTAAACTTAAAAACTCTACTAATACAAATCTATTAATACTAGATGAGATATTTGATTCAAGTTTAGACCTTGCAGGTACAGATGATTTCTTTAAAATAATACAGAAATTATCAAACGAAAATGTCTTTATTATTTCACATAAAGGTGATATATTATTTGATAAATTTACAAATATAATTAAGTACAAAAAAGACCAGAACTTTACAGTACTAGATAGGATATAATGACAGAAGAAAAAAAGATAGATAAAATTTTAAAACTTGTACCTCCTACTGATCCTAGAGTTAGGTCAGCAGTAGCACCTTTTACAGATGATATGTTAAAGGAACACAATTTTAAAGATAGAAAAGAACTATCAGAAGAAATGTTTAAATCAATGGCAAGATATGGTGGTATAGGTTTATCTGCTAATCAAGTAGG